TTCTATGCCAAGGAAGTACCCTCCCAGACATGCCACTACATCAGGCACACCACTGCGCCCGTACCCACCCGTCACAGGGTAGAAGTAATACGCACCCGCATCTTTCAGAATGCGTACTACCTTTTTCTTTACCTTCGCTTCCGGTGTCATATCTTCACCCCTGCGTTACGAAGGTTCTTCACGTAAGTATCCAACTCCTCACGAGCTGCAAAGAGTTCTTGCTTTACACGAGGCCTAGCATCATCGCGCCACTGCTCCTCTTGCAGGTTGTCCACCTGCCGCTTGAGCCAACGCAACTGCGCTTGTTGGAACATGGTTAATTCAGCGTCACCCATCTACAACTCCTTCTAAAGGGCGCGTACACTCCAAGGGAATTTTATGGCATACAGAAAACGCCAACATTTCCAACTTGTCTCTACTGACAGGGTTAGCCTCATGGCTAACGTAGAAAACATGACGGTCTTTGCGAAAGCCTACGCCTTCAATTACGTGCCCATAGTCATCTTCCCCCATCATCATAAGCACCGCTAGTTTTCCCTGTATCCAATCTGGCAAATCGCTTACATACTTACCAAAGTTTTCTATCTCGTAACACTCTGTGCCTAAACACGTTACATCAACAGCAAACGATGAAGGTTGTATGTAAATGCGATATACCGTCTCGTCAAGGGGGGTGTCAAGATTTATAATTTTAGGTTTGAGCGACATAGAACAATCTCCCTGCGAGCGCATGAAAGCCGACATTCGGAACAAACGTACCTTGCTCAACCATCTGCAATGTGAACACCTTACGTTTAAGCTCCTCGTCTAGCTGATCCACATCGCACCCGTAATGATTGCTTGGGTCTGGTTGCCAATTCCATTCCTTACCATCCATGTTAGTGTACACGGTGGCCGACTGCGTACCACGTGGCGAGATGTTGATATACACGACATCAAATATATCCTTACCGGAGGACGTGTCCTCGCCACTGTAGTTAAGAAACGCTTTGACTTGTTCACCAAAGTTTGCATCAAGCCATGTATGCCCCGTGTTCACAAGGTTTCTAAGCTCTCGTTCCAAGGGCGAACTTTTACCACGCCCTAGCCCATCGGTGACATCGTTAGCCAACTGTCTAACCTTCCGCGAACTGTAGTCGTCTATGTCTCGCATCTGTCTACGCAGGTTTCTAAGCTCTCGTTCCACAGCTACGTGACACGGTATGGTGCGCAGGTGGCGGGTAGCATTAGATAGGCCCTTCTCGAAATTCTTGGCAAATGCCATGTAATGCTGCGCGTTGTAGTCGTTGTACCTACAGTTTTCGATGTTGCGGCTGTGAACAATATACGCATTATTTCCGTTGGCTTTTTCGGTGAAGTCACCATAACCCACAAAACCTAGCGCATAGATCTCGTTCTCACGATAGATCCAAGCACTGTTCCTTCGCTTGTGGCTCCACTTTGCTTTTAGTGCAGTGGCCACAGCATCTGCGAACCTAGCTACCTCGGGCATAACATAGCTATTATGCTCTGTCTGTTGCATAGCTTCTGACGTTAAGTAAGGATTGTATCCCATAGTCATTCTCCATTTTTATATTATGATTTGAAACCAAGGTGCTTGTTCACCCAGTTATTGTATTTGTTTCGTATTGCTGACAGATCCTCCTTCGTCTCTACTTGTTGCACTTTGTAAGAGCTATTTTGCCACCACCCATCGGCTGTGGTTTCCGCGAACTCTACAAACATATGCAGGCGCAGCGGATGTTCGGGGTCGGTAATGATACTCCTACAATTCTTCACGTTGTAGGTATCTCTGCCCCGTATGTATCCTATACCCGCTGTTTCCGAATAATATTCATGCGCCTCGGTGCGCATCTTTCGGATGTAGTCGTTATCCGTAAGCGGCAGCATGTTTGCGAGCGTCATGCCCCACTCAAAGAACTCTCTCAGCGGCTCCTTGAACTTGGCTTTCAACGCTTTGTTGACACGCGGCGGTATCGGCAGATCCTCGCCTGTTTCTGGATCACGCAGCCACTTCCCGTCAGGAGTTAGCTTGAAGGCTAACGCCGTGTTGTCTTTGCGATGCGTAAACTCTTTCCAATGGGGGTTCACCTCTTTCGGCACGGTTTTGCCTTTGGCTAGGAAATGTCTATCGTTATCCCCGTAATTACTGGTCAGATTGATATACTGCTTCCCGTTGGACACTAGGAAGTACATACCTCTCGGTGTGTGACGTGATAGGAACTGATACCTACTGACATGGTTCCACGGCCCTGAACCGTTGCGTATCTTAACGCTAGTGGTTCCGTCACGGTGCTTGCGCCACACGACAGCAGCATAAAATTCGGTATCCGCTTTGGTAACGGTTCTGTCGGTTCCCCACGTTTTGAACACGGGGTCGCCAAAGCAATACCCGTCAACCAACGCATAGCAGTAATCGCTGAGCTTAACGATACGCTCCCACTTACGCTTACGATCCCCGATGGGTCGGATATCTTCTTCTTTGCTGTGACATTTCGATATCAAAGGTTTGATAGCATTGTAGTGATGCTCCACCTCTGCAAAAGTTTGGAATGCTGAATATGTAAGTGCCATTAGTTATTCTCCTGTGTTGGCCGTGCTTTCGGCCTGATTATATTTGAGACGGTCTCCGATACTTCGCAGAACATCATCATGTTATTGCCGTACAAGTCATACAACTCGTCGTACAATGGTGCTGCAATATCGTTCTGCAACACCGCTTGGCAGTCAGATTCGGTTTCAAACCACACCACTGCTTCAAGCTCTTTGCCCTGCAACTCGTACTGCAAGACCAGAACTGTAAAAAATTCAATCATCATAACCCCTTTCGATTTCGCCAAGCCCCCCACAGTTATCGCACTCGCGCTTGTACTCTTCCAAGTATCCATAGGGGTTGTCTTTACTCATAGATACTGCTCGCTCTGCGCTTATCTCCCCTTCCCCGTCACATTCGGGACAGCGGATGAATGGGTTGTCCACAAAAATATTATTCATCTGGTTCCTTCCTCTTCAAAGTATTGACCCAACACAGGATCATCCCAATTACAATTCCCACATACACCACCACTTTTGTCGATGTATTCTTCTTTGACACCTTCATGGCAGATCACGCAGTAGCGCCCACTTTTCCCTTCTATGTCGCGCCAATCATCCATCACATATCCTCCGATTTGATGTGAATTGTTTTGCCGTTGGTCGGACGCGCACTCGCATTGTCCAACACGCACCACAGGGTCGGATGATGCCAGTTGCCCCAGCCTCCGAATAGATACCCATCGGTCAGCAACACGATAGCTTGCGGGTCGAGCTTATGCTCTGCGATGTAGTTAGCCACACAGCTAACGTCCGTGCCGCCACCGCCTTCGGGCTGCGTGGTGTGTATCATGTTGTCCAACTCGTACTGCTCGTACACTTCAGCACGACAGATCTCTGTGTCCCAATACAAGATGCGAACCCGCTCGGGACGTAGCATATCGCAGATGGATTTCGTCTCGGTCATAAACGCAGGCAACACTCCCGGCGCGAATGTCGAGCCTGACGTGTCGATGCCAAGTATCAACTCGCCAATGGTCTCGCTGAACGTAGATGGCAGATACACGTTTTGTGCAATGAACCTACGCTTGGGCTTGCGCCACGTCGAATTGTCGTTACCCGCACAGGTAGCCATGAAGAACTCGCGGAACGGTTCTCTCCAATCGACCTTGGGCTGCAACAACTCCTCCATATCACGACTGCCACCGCTTCCGGTTTTGCCTGCCACGATATTGCCTTGACGGATTGCCTCGTCGATCTCACGCTCTAGCTCGCGCTTCTCCTCCTCGGTCATCTCTTTGGCGCTTTCCCAATCGTGATCGTCGAATGGTTCACCGTCACCATCGCCACCGCCATCGCCACCGCCGCCTTCACCGTCACCACTTTCACCGCCTTCGCGTTCTTTGCGCTTCTCGTAGATGTCGTCAAAGATTTTAGCTGTACCCCAACCACGATAGGCCTCGTTGAGACAGCCGCCTTCGATCCACTCCACGAACTCTTTGTACTCGTCGAGTATCTTGATGTTGATTTCATAGTCCATCGCACGGTTGGCTGTGTCGGAACACTTCTTCCAGAGATGCCGCCACGTAATCAAGTGGCGATACATCTTGTGATACATCTCATGCAGAATAAGGAAGCGTAGCTGCTTGTCGTTCAGACCACGTACAAACTCACGTCCATACCACTCGTCACGTCCATCGGTACATGCCGTGCGTGTCTTGTCACATACAACACGCTTGCCCAACATAACCAACCCACCAATGGCAGGTTGTTTGTGCATGATTTGAACAACGGCTTTTTCAAGCCGCTGCTCCTCGGTTAGCTTACCGCCTAACTGTAACATTCATATTCTCCTTTTGCTTACGCTTCATGCTTGCCGCAGCACGGCGTGTTTCACGATTTATTACTTCTGGAATTTCTCTGCGCTTGTTATATTCTCTAGTGCTTTGATAATCCCGTGCGGATGATCGTGTATAAACCCTTCCCAAATGACCTCTACTCATCACAACGTCTCCTTATTGATCTGATGAAAACATATGCGAGTTATCCGCTGCCCACTGCGTGAACTTGCGGTTCTGCATGACCATCGCCTGCTTGCTGTATCTTGGCGCACGGACACCATTGGCAAACATACCTTGCGCCTCGGCATCTAGCCGCGCCATGTAGTCCATCCAAGCGTTGAGCCAGTCTTGCTCGATAGCTGCCAGTGTCCGATAGACCACCATACAGATACCTGCCGCTGTGGTCGGAACCTTGGCGTTTTTGGGATCGGACTTGATCGACTCCAGACTAGGTAGCTGATCGGCTAACTTGAGGTGAGCCATCAGATCCATGCCGCCACGCATACCAATCGTACCAATGAGCAACGCGGTCAGAGACTTGTCGTTGAGCTTGTCGCGCATCTTCATGTAGTTTGACGCCTTGTGCAGAGATCTCGCTGTGCAGAACGATCGACGCCCATTGGCTTTGGGGTGGTTGATGTAGACGTTATCTTCGGGATCTTTCACATCGTCAGACGATGCCAACACCTGCGGGTTGTCCTTGACCCATGCAAGCGTGACGTGATCTAGCTTGTTGTTGATACCCCATTCAATCCACTCTATCGCATTCGGCTTGCGCATCCGCACGAATGTCACGCGGTTGCAAGTGTGCGGTAGGAACGTGTCGCCCACATTCTCGAACCCAAGGTTAGTCGTCGCAAAGACAACGCTCTCTGGGTGTAGCTCATGCATACCGATCATTCGCTCTTGGAACAAACGGTTGAGCGGGTTCTGGATAGCGCGGTTCTTGCCCGCCTCGTCGATCATAATAATGAGCGGCGTATCCTTGAGGTGCATACCAAGCTCTTCGTTAGTCGCAAAGCTAACATAGTCGTTGCCTTCCAAATCCTTGAACTTTGGCAACATCAGGTCGCCCGCATCGGCCTTGGTCGTGCAGTCGAAATAGATCGCCTTGTGATCAGGCAGATCCTCGGCCAACACCTTGAGGATTGATGACTTGCCGCTGCCCATCTCGCCCTCGACGATTATGGTTGTCTTGTCCTCTGGTGGCAGAGGAACTTGAACTGCAATGGCGTTAGCGATTTCTTCGATGCTCAGTGCATACATTGTATTAGCTGACATAGTTATTCTCCTAATTGATTTCGTGGTCTTGCCACGAGAAGTTGCTGGGTGTCTCAGCACCCTTTGAACCGAGGACAACAGTATCGTTATCCCCGATATCCCCATACATTCTGTGGTCGTGCCACATATGTATAAAGTCTGGTTTACCCCACACACGGATTGCAGAGTTATATTCTGCGTCCGTGCGGAAGCCTACGAAGTGTATGTGATTGGTCGATCCCATCATATATCCAATGTTGGCAGCGCAGCGATGGCTGCATCTACTTCGGCTTTTGTCTGCTTGCGCAGCGACTCGTCGTCACGCAGGGCAGCGGGTGTGACTCCAAGCATCGCATCTTCCAGACGCTCTGCCATAGCAGTCATGTGAGGTGAGTTAGCCACGTTGCTAACTTTGAGCAGCCCGATCATCTCGGTCACGTTGGACACAAGCGTATCACGGAATGTTTTGGCCCCGACCTTGCGGCGCTTGGTACGCCCCGCATCGTCCACGTACTCTATGATATCGGTCTCGTAGTCGAGGCGCTCCGACATGTTAGACAGCGCATCATAGGTACGCTTCCATATGTCACCCATCGCGGTCTCGAACTGCGTGGTGTAGAACTTCTCGTATTTGTTAGCCAACTGGCTAAGTCCTTCGTTGGCGATGTCCAAGCGGAAGTCACCAGATGTAGGCAGCGGCATTTCATCGAGCGTGAATGAGAACTTGCGTGACAACTTCTCTAGACTTGGATAGTCGTCAGGGTTTGCAAGATCACCCAAGAACAAATGCGCATCCTCGACAGCCTGCTCGTAGTTATCCAAGAACTCTTGAACCAACTCGTAAAACTTGTTCTGCATACCCGTCATCACCTCGGTGTATTTGAAATACTGCGTGGTCGGGCATAGCTGCCAACCCGTCTTACCCCAAGGCATCGTCATGCGTGTGTGCATGTCACGCGCCGCAGACACATGCGTCTGTATTGCTTTTAGGTACTCGTTGTTACCCAATAGCTTTTTGTTGACGTTAGCTACACCGCGCTCGGCGGCGTTAGCGTCCGATACTTCGGCAGACGCTTTGCGATCCAACTTGCGACCTGCCCAGTTTGATATGGACATGCTGACCAACAACGCGGCGGATGAAATCGAAACAATGTCATCTGCGTTGGGAGTGTTAGCTGTGTGGCTAACTCCATCAATTTCTTTCATCATATTCATAGTTATTCTCCAACATATTTATTGAGACCTTTGAGGTCGTTGCGGTTTGTCACAAGGGTAGCCCCTTGCTTGTGCGCGATAGGTGCGATGCACCAACCTGCGCGTTCTTCACGGGCGCGGAAGTCTCCGCAATCCATGCAGTAATTATACCCGATGTTATAACGCTCGGGGTGTAGCGTGTCCTCGCCGCATGAGCGACAGGTCAGCATCTGAATACCATCCATTGTAAATGCACTTACCCTCGCCATCACTCGTCACCCCAACGCTTGCAGGCGTGAATGTCACGCTTGTTGATTGCGCGATAAGATGGCGCGGGGTCGTAGCTTGCAGGCATACGCTCGACAAGAGCGCGAGCTTTGGTTGGCATGACGCGCACCCCGAAGCCGTGGGTTTGGAAAAGATATTCTTCGATGGCTTGCGCCTCGTCGTGTGTTAG